GTGGGCGGTAGAACAGCTTACGATCCAGTATTTTTTGCATTAAGACTTGCTAACCCATTGCGTGGCGTTTCTCGTTCAGTTGCTACAGATGGTGCTACTTATCAATTCCGTGCAAAAACTGGCAACACTGGCGCTTGGTGGGGTTATGCAATCAATAACAACACTTCAGCTCCACTTCCAAATCCAAATACTTTAAATACTAATATTTGGCAATTAACTCTTCAGGATTTAAACGTTCAGTTCCCAATTAGAACTGCGGCGCTTGACGATATTGACGGTCTTGAATCAAACGTAGTAGCAGATATGTTGTTAGAATTCTCACAACAAGAAGCTTTATCAATGATTCAAAATAATGATCAAGTTGCGGTTTCAGTTGTCGATAATACAACACCTTATGGCGGTTCAGACGGCTTACGCGGTCTTAATCAATATGCTGGTGCGGCTGGCACATACGCTGGCGGTCAAACAACAACTGCGGCATTCGGAACTTCAGGAACAGGCTCATCAAGCGGCTTACATACAATTGCTACTTATGACCAATTAATTCCTAACGGCTCTAATGCGGCTGGTGCCGGTAATGGTGTAGGTTTATTTAACAACGTTTCTTATAAAGACATTGTGAACTTTATCTATGCTTTACCACAACAATATTGGACACCAACAACTAAATTTGTTATTAATCCACTAATGCTTGCGTCAATTCGCGGTTTAGTTGATGACAATGGTCGCCCAATTTACATTGACGGCTTATCAAGAGATGACGGCATTGTTGGCACTCTACTTGGTTTTGATGTTGTAGTTAATAAGTATGTTTCTAACCCACTTATTCCTACTACACCAAGCCCTTCAGTAGATACAAACGCTTTCCCAATGTATTTTGGTGATTGGAATCGCGGTCATACAATCGTTGATCGTTTAAATATGGTTATGCGTAGATACGACCAAACATTGCCAGGCTATATCACATTCTATGGTGAGAAGCGTCTAGCAACATCTGTGGTCGATCCATTCAGTATCATTCGTTATAGATCAGCACAATATTTAGATTAATTCTAAATTTGTTGTTCAGGGTGGGGGAGCAATCCCCCTCTCTCTAATTTTTTAGGAAAGAAAAATGAATACATCTGAAAGAATTTTAAATGGCATAAAACAAGCATTAACTGAAGGCAAAGCCAAAGTTAATTTGTTTAAAGAAGCCCAAGATGTTAATGAAGCTTCAAATCTTACCGGTTCAGGTTTAGATATTGGTGGTAAAAATTACTTTGATGACGCATTTGCAGCGCTTCGTTATGCTAATCCTTTCAGACAAGGTAGTCGTCAAATTATTACAACTAATACTTCTGCTACACAATTTGTAGCTAAAACTGGTAATGCGGCTGATTCAACAAATCCTTGGCTTTATACAGTCACACCTAATAGTGGTTCACCTAATATTGCAACAACTATTTGGCAATTACCAACACGAGTTATTACTGCACAATTGCCTGTAAGAACAGCGGCAATGTCAGATATTAATGGTATTGATTCAGCAATTGTTAATGATTTAATGCTGGAATTTAGTCAATTAGAAGCGCAGTCAATGGCATTGAACAATGACCAGTCTGGTTCTTCAACAACTTCAACTGGTGGAACAAATGGTTTAAGAGGTTTAGCTTATTACAATACAAGCACATCAGCAGCGGCTTATGGCACAAGTGGATATGCAATTACTGATGGTATCCATACAGTTTTAAGAAAATCATTTACTGCTTCTGCTATTACTTATGACAATATTGTTGATGCAGTTAATTTATTACCAGCACAATATTGGTCTTTACCTACAACTGCATGGCATTTACATCCTGATCTTATTGTTCAATTAAGAAAATTAAAAACAACTGGTGGTGGTGTTCCATTCTTTACTGAAGTTGGTGATGATGATGGTGGTTCTGTAGCTTATATGTTTGGATTCCCTGTAATTCCAAATTCTTATTTACAAACACCAAGCGCTGGTTCACTTTCAGGCATATTAGCAAATTGGGATCAATTCCTAACTATTGCTGATGCTGAAGAAATGAATATTCAACGCTTTGATCAAACTGCACCGGGTTTTGTAACTCTTTACGCAGAGAAAAGATTAGTATCAACAATTCGCAATCCATTTGCTGGTATTTATTTATTAGGGGCATAATATGTCAGGTAGCGGTTACGAATTAGGAACTGTTGCATTTGGCGATACTAGGAATCCATTTAATTACGATAAATTTGAACAAATTAGTCGTGATTTAACTACTGGATGGCTAACACTTGATGAAATCACCAATCAATTAAATTTGTTTGGTGATGAATCACAAGATGCTTATTTGTCTGGTTTGGAATTAGCAGTTCGCATGCACATCGAAGATTATCTTGGATTATCAATATTCCCAACATCTTACAGGGTTTATTATGGAACAAGTTCTTTGTATGCCGCCCCAATGTGTTTAGATTTACCTGAAACTTCTTATGTTGATAATTACGCTTCAGGTGGAGTAGTCATTACTAAAGTTGGTTTTTGGAATGGCAATACACCTAGCACTTTTACTACACTTGCTTCATCTAATTATTATTATGATGGCACAGGCAATAAAGTAATATTTCCAAGTGGAATGCCTAGCAATGTAAATACAAATGCAACTTCACCTATCATTATTGAATACACTCAAAATGCTAATTTTTTACAAGCTTATCCAGTAATTAAACAAGCTGGCTTACTTTTATTAACTCATTTATACAATAATCGATCAGAAACGACATTAAGTAAATTACAAAATATTCCTTATGGGGTGGATGCACTTTTAAGACCTTATAAACCATTGGTGATGTAAATGGCAATTAAACGCTACGAGAATGTGGATGTTAATGATCTAACATTTGGCACTGATGCCTATGGTCAATATACCACTACAATAACAAAGAAATTTACAACTAGACCTTTAGTGTCTGATGTAAAGAATTCACTTGCTATTACTGAAAGATATCGTATATATCAAGATTTAATTCAATTCACAATGAATTACACACCTTGGATGAAAGACATTGTGGATAATCAAAATCTTTATTCAATTACTTGGCGTAGCAAAGACTGGCGTATTACTGATGTTCTTGAATCTAACGATAGAATGTCTGTTACTTTAATGTGTTATAGATCAGACCCAGCGACAAAGGTTTAAAATGGCTACCCAACAAAATGTAAATCAGTATGCAAAAGCCATACAAGCACAATTAAGTGCTATAATAAGCCCTGTTCCTGTATATGCTAATTTCAATAGAAATTTTGCTACACAACCTGAATTTGTAACATGGCAATTAAGAAATGTTCATCAGGATGTTTATACTGGTATTTATCAAAATGTAAAAGGTATTGATAGTCCAGTATTTCAAATAAGTGTTTTTAGTGGAAGCATGGAAAATGGGTTTTTGATAGCAAATCAAATTTTACAGGCATTGCATGGGTATTCAGGTTTATTTGGTGGTGCAACTTATGGCTTCCAAATTTCTAAAGCTGATGTGATGTGGTTATATAATGGATACGACAATGAAATCAATCTATTTAATATATTTATGGATTGCACTATATACATACCAACATAAGAATTTTTAATTTTTTTAATGTGGAGAAATAATTATGGCATTACCAAATAAAGTATTACCGGGGTTTAGTGCATCACTATATTTACAACCTACTTCAACACCAACACCTTTAAGCACTGCTAACTTATCAGTTTTAGCTTCAGTTTCTGCTATTGCAGTTTCAGGTAATTTATTACCAGTAGAAGCTATTCCAGCTTTTGGTCAAGATGACGCAGTTGCTAACTTCAATGTGGCTGGTTCAAGACAATCTGATAAAATCCCAACACAATCAGCACCTACTTCAATGACGATTACAGCGGCTTGGAATCCAAGCGATACTAATCTTCTTTTAGTTCGTGGTGATGCTTACAATGGCACAATTGACAGAACTTATGTTATTTCTGCTACTGATGGCACAAACACTGTTTATTACGCATTTAATGGTCGTGTTAGCCAATTCACAGTTGATAACAATCCTACTGCTGAAGCTAAATGCACATTCACGATTCATCCACGCGGTAATCAATATGGTTGGTCTAATACTGCTTAATAAGGATTAAATATGAAATTATCTGAAGCTATTGAAATATTAACAAGCACTTATCAGAGCATTGATGCAGTAGCTTTGGGTTTGCCTGTCGATGCAAAAGAAGTTGCTGATGCCTTAACAAAAGCTAATCCTGATAGTGCTGAATATGTGGCATTACAAGCTTTAGCAAAAGTTAATCCTTATGAAAAAATAACAAAAGAAAAGGCAAAACAATATGACGACACAGATCAAATCTAATGATGATTTATTAAGCTATTTGGTATCCCAAGCTGGTTCTGGACAAAAGAACTGGTTTGGGTTTGCCCAACAACGCTTAACAGGAATTGCTTTAGCACATGATATTGCAAAAAATCATGCTGATAAACTTTCGCCTGAAGAAGTCGTTGATTATGCAGTTAAATTAAATAATGCCATTTATCAAAAAATAATTAAGGCAGATTAATGGAAACAAGATTTGAAGTTAAAGGGTTATCCCAAACACTTGAAGTCTTTGAAAACTTGCGTGATCAAGTTGGTGATGCCAAAAAAACAAGTCGCATCTTAACTAAAGTGGCTAGAGAAGCCATGAAGCCTGTATTAGCAGTTGCACAAATGCTAACTGCACAACATAGTGATACAGGAATGCTTAATAGGTCTTTAACTATATGGTCTGGAAAACCCACTGCTAAAGACATGAGATCAAATTATGTCAAGCCTACAGATTCTGCTATTGCCAAAGTTACTACTAGACCAATTCCCAAACATTTAAAACGAGAAGTTAATGCTAAATTTGGGCATTTATGGTCTAAAGGTGATAAAAAAGCATTTAGTCGTGAACGCAAAAAATTCTATGCAAGCCAAGATATTTTTTATGATGCACGAGCAATTGCTACTGAATTTGGAACTGCTAACAGATCAGCAAATCCATTTTTAAGAGTATCTTTGGAATCGCAACAAACACAAGTGACAGAATTAGCTGGAATGTTATTAGCACAGGAAATAGCAAAGTTTAAAGCAAAAAATTTATCAACAACAAAATAAAGGAATAAGACATGAGTAAGCTTGGAAATGCTTTAGGTAAGAAGTATGAAGAAAATCGTTTGTCAGTTTTGACTAGACAATTTGAACTTGGTGGACACACTTTTAAAGTAAGAGTTCCAGCAGTTAATGAAATAGAAGCAATTTATAATTATTTCAAAAGCCCAAATGAAGATGTAGTTGATGAAATTTATCAGGATATGATAAAGGACTTTAAAGACGATAAAGATGATGGCATTGAAGTAAAAGATAACGATATTTTAATAGAAGGCAGATCAATGAGAGAAGCCGCTAGAAACAAGCATGTTTTACAATATCGTATTACCGAATACATTAAATTTTTAGTTCCTGAAACTGGAAGTTTAGAAGATTTAACTTATGCTGATGTAGAAATAGAATTTCCATTGGCAATTCAATTAACTTTAGTTGAAAAAATTAATGAAGTTATAGAAAAAATTACTATAGTTATTCAGAAGATTTTAAATACTATAGTTGAGAAAATTAATGCTTTAATAGATTTTTTTATACAAAAAATATG